TTCGCAGTTTGCAGTCTTCGGTTGGCTGCTTCAAGTTGGTTGAGTAGAATTGCCTGCTCAATACCAAACTGCTTTTTAATCAGTTCTGCTTCTGCTTTGTAATCAAATGGGATTACTTTCGGTTTCTCTTTGGCGCAATGGTTAAGACCGATAATTAGCAGTAAGCATAGGACTGCAAAGGTTATAAGTTGGTGTTGTGGTTTCATTTCTTAAAGTGTTCTAAATTTTTTTCTCTTTGATTCATTAAAAGTGCAACCTTTTGCGTTTCCAAAGCACCAATGATTTCGTGATAGGTGCATTGATAATCTCCCTCATTTGCTATTGCAGTTGAGGCGCAATTCTCAAAAACTTCAACAGTAATCGTGAATAGTTTTTTGTTTTTGTTTGGTTCAAATAGTTTATTCATAGCCTTGTAATCTCTTTCATCCATATTGTTTAGTTTTAGCACCCATCCCCATCAATTAAATCAGTTCTGGTTGGTGTTTCGGTTGTAAATTTAGTTAAGAATTTAGTATTAATCAATAGGAACGTAGCTGCCAATCCACCCCAAAAGGCTTGCTTTAAAGTGATTAAACCTTGCGTTTCAGCCAATGCTAACGATGTTTGTATAAATGGCAGCAAAACGTAAATTAAGTAGTCTGCAATCTTTTTTAGTTGCTTGTTGTCGGGTGCGTGGTACTTTTGTTTTAGTTTCATATTGTTTGGTTATACATCAAAGTTTTCTAATTGCAATTTAAAATGCAGCAGTTCAATAGTCTGCCTCATACCAAAAAGATTTATAAGCGTGGTATATCTAATTCCACAAATTGATTCTGATAATTCTTTAAGATTTATTTTTTGTTCTATTGTTAATTTTTTATACCAGTTCATTTCAATTAATTATTTCCCATTCAAATTTAGCCTTAATATTCCATTCCACCAAAGGCATTATCAAATCGTGTTTATCCTTTCTGCGAAAGTAAACGTGGTCAATCTTTCGACCACCGATTACAATAAAATCAATCTTGCTAAAAGTGATTACCTCCTTGCCATTCGTGTAGCGTGTGTTGCGTGTCATACTATGGTCATTTTCCAGTTAGTTAATTCGTAGTGGGGTTGGTCAGAAAAGTTCTTAAAGTTGCCACCCCAAGTCAACTTGTTACTATGTGATTGCAACATCTCCCAAAATTCTTTAAAGTGCTTTGCAGAATAATCAAGTTCACGTTTACCAACTTTCACAAAGGCAATGTCGAAAGCACGAGATGGGTAATAATTGTGCGGTGACTGCCCTGCTCTGGCATTAGTGATTTTCGGTCGCTTATGATAGTAAACCTCCTGCATTGCATTGTTTCTGTAAGTGCAAACAATGATAACGTGAACATCATTGTGTGCTGCGTTAAATTGCGCTTCTGCTTTTTTGTAAGCGTTGGCAAGTGTTGGGTGTAGGTCCTCGATTAATCTCGATTCAAAGGGCTTGGTTTCATCTTTTGGTTTCATATACCTTGAAAATTATTTTGGTTAGATTTCATTCCATTTATCCAAGCATTCTCTATCTGCTCCTTTTCCATTGCTTTGGCTTGGTTAAATAACTTATCTAATTCTTTTGCAGATGTTAACATATTTTCTTTTAGTTGCATTTGTAACCATTCAACTGCTGTGACTTGTTTCATATTATTTCTTTTTAAATTGTTCAAACCATTTTTGTATATCCTTAAAGGGAACAAAATCTTTACCTCTACTATCTATAAATCCTGCTAATAAGTCTAAAACTTCTTCCTCACTATACATTCTTTCTTGTTGCCAGTTAATACCCCTTCTTACTCCATCTTCCCATATATCTTGAGTATGCCCATTTGGATATCCTTCTCTTTCAATAAATTCTTCAAGTGTTTGTTGTTTCATATTATTATTATTTAAATTACAATAGCATTCGTGTATGTCATTCGAGCCATAACACGCACAACTATTTATTAAAGTTTTGTTCATAATATTCCTGCGCATTGTACTGTTTCGGCATTATAGCCCTTGAATAGCCAACGTGGTAGCCATTTATAATGTTTTGCTTTTCGATTTCTTTCGCTAACTTTAGCAACTTTTCATTAATTTCTATTTCGTTTGCCAACCAGTCAACTGCGCTTATTTGTTTTGTGGGCATCTAACAGTTTTTTTAAATTGTTTATACTCTTTACTTGTATGGCAGCTATTGAATAGCAACCACATTACAATCATTAAGACACGCATAAGTTGTTGTATAAGCGTGTAAATGTAGCGCATATTTGGTAGTTAGCGGTAATGGTCAGACGTTATATCTAACAGCAGAAGCCATTGCTATCAACAATAATATTCCTGCTATAATTGCACCATCTGTTCCAAACATTTGCCCTATGCAAAACATTACACCACCTGCTAATATTGTTGATACCAACATATACCATCCCGTTCCTTTTTTAACTTTCGATAAACCACTACCGCTAACAGCAGTCTTACGCAATGGGGGGGTCTGTGCTTCGTTGGACAATTTTTCGTTAATCATAATTTTGTGCTTTTAATGTGGTGCAGTGGTTAAAAGCCCCCACTGCGTAAGGCTGCAAAACGTTAATAAATCCTTAAATTCATAATCTCAATATCAATCGGCACTTCTATGCCCCTCACACCATCTTTCTCTGCGTAACTATACAACTGATACCCAATCGGAAAAGAGTGTCTTGGTGCAATCCTAAATGCGTAACCATCATTAGCCTTGCATTCGATGTAATGACCCCAATGCAATTCAACCGATACATTTTCGCCAATCTCGTATCTGCCTAACCGTTGAATGATTCTCTGCCCTTTGATATAGGCATAAAAGTACAAAACGCAATAGTTCTCCTCCTTGCGAATGCCTAACCTAATGCTATTCCAATGATGCCAACCTCTTGAGAAGCCTATGACCTTTTGCACCCCATCGGACTTGTCGATGTCTGGCACAATAAATTCGCAGGTTAGTTTTGTTGGATTCCAGAGCAGTTTCATTTTTTCAACCATTGTTGCATAAACCCAGCACCACACACCGCACTTGTAAGCGATGCACATAATGAAAGAGTAAAGGTTAAATGGTCAGAGTTTCCATTTTCTGCGCCAGTCATAGCAAATTTAACCGCCCAAAATGACATAAAAAGGGCTGATAATGCCCATAAGATAAGTGATAGTTTTGTTTTCATAGTTTAAAAGTTTTCGGGATCTAATTCTTCGTTTAATAATTGTTCTAATTTAGGGCTTAAATGTACTGGTGTGTTACCATTAGTAATATCCGTTAATACCCAACCGCCACGAATGTTGTTTTCTCTGTCGGTTTCTTCAAATTCCCAATGCAATGTTAGTGTTGTTTCCATAGTTATTTAGTTTTAAATTTTGGCAAATATAAAATAAAAATAATTAGCAAACAATTTTATTTTTAAAAATATTATTAGTAGGTTTGCCGAAACTTTTAACAACTAACAAAATGAAACAACTTATCCAACGCTTACTCTTCGGTTACCGAAATAACCCAGCAGCCTACATTCCTAAAGGAGGCGCAAAATTAACTTATAAAGGTGGCAACGCTGAAGCCATACATTCAGCATTAGTGTTAATGCAATACCAAATTCGCAATGCCGAAAAAATCAATTAAACCACGCAACAGAAAGATAAGCCGCTACATTAGTGATGCTTACGTAAACATCATTAGACCTGAAGCAATAGACCAGAAGCACTGGGATATGTGGTTGAAACATAATGCAGGATTAACCCAAGTTGAACTCGCAATGCTATTCCAAGTTAAGAAATTCGAAGTGGTGCAAATATTGGCAACGGTTGTGGAGCTTCTAAAATACAAACCGAAAATAATCGAAAAGGAATGGACACAAGAGTTTCGTGTTTGGATTGATGGGCAACTATTTAGAGATAAGATAAGGGCTAAACTACATGCCGCGTATAAAGTGGCTAAAAAAACGAATACAAATCAGTTATTAATAATGTCAGAAGTATGATGGTTGAACTACGAAAAAAAAGAAGTGCAACAAGCGCCTATCAAGTTAAACCAATAATAAGGTGCGCTAAAAAAAAGCAATCTGTTTTTATTGTTTCAAAATTAATATTAAAACAAATGGATATTAACCCCGAAACCGATGGTATTATGTTTGGATTTAAAGATAAAAAATTGCATATTTTTAAGGAACTAAAAGAAAGCGATAATTATCATTTATCAGTTGCTGATGCCAACACGATGAGGTTTAGAAGCAATGATTTATTTGAGCATTTGTCTAAATTTTACAATAAACAAGATTTTACCATTTTATTACAAAACGATTTAACATTTAATATCCTATGAACATAACCGCAGAACAACCCCGAATTAAACCAAGCAATGAACAACTTAAGCAAGAATACAAACAGATGTTAGCACTTGTTGAGCATAATGGATCAAGACCAGCGAAATGCAACCCGATAACCGAAGCCGCTAAACAATTTGGATACACTCGACCAGGTATAGCTCGGTTAATGAATGGTAAAGTTGACCGGTGGAAGCCACAACATTTTGCTATTTATCAATTTCTTAAAGCATATTTAACATAAATTAACACTTTAGTTGAAAATATTATTTTGAGGTAATGAATTTAAGTGTACATTTGCATCAACAAATAACAATTACTAATTTTAAAAACTAACAAAATGAAAGCAAGAAAATTTGAAAACGTAGAAATTAATCAAACAGTAACTTTTGAAGAAAACGGAATGATTGAAACTGGTATTGTATGTAATGTTGAACACAATAAATTTACCGTAAGAGCATTAAGATGTTGGGATAGATGTGGAGTAATGGTTTATTATGACAAAAATTTTAGTTTTTTTAAAACTGGAACTAAAACACATTCACATTATAATTATCAAAATGCGATTGCAATAACTGGCACTATTTAAACAATCAAAGGGGGCTAAACACCCCAATTACAAACCCAATAAAAACAAACTAACAATGCAATCAATTTACATCACAAAAACAATCACCACAGTTACAACGTGGGAAAACAAACAACAAAATCAAAAAATTGAACACGAATCAGATTCTCAAAACTTTTACTTTTGGGATGATGGCAGAATAGCAGCCTCATTTGAGGAAAAATATGCAGCCGACATACTTAAAAAATGCGATGCACTTATTTCTGCTGGCTTTAACGAAATGGATTTAGCAGGTCAAGACTTCATCCCTAACAATGTTTTTCTCTCAATCGTGTTGTCACAATTTCTTCACGTTCCAAAAGTAGATACAATTCATAAAGATAGTAATCATAATTAATACAAAACAAAATGACAATTAAAGGCACAATTAAGCGCATAGGCGCAACAGTATCAGTAAGTGATGGTAAGTTCTCCAAGAGAGAATTAATCCTAACCACAACAGACCAGTATCCGCAAATAGTATCAATCGAATTACAACAGAAGGCCTGCTCAATAGCAGATTCATTATCAGTAGGTCAGGACATTGAAGCTTACATTAACATCAGAGGTCGTGAGTGGACCAGTCCACAAGGTGAGGTTAAGGTTTTCAACACCATTGCTTGTTGGAAAGTGGATGCTAATCCGTTTACACAAACAAACGATCCGCAAGTGGAGTATTCAAAGCCAAGCACATCAATAACTGATTCAGATTTACCGTTTTAATTTTAACCCTAATACATAATAACAATGAACACACAAGTTTCAATAGTACAACAGTTGCCAATATCAGAATTGATGAATTTGGCCAAAGCATTCGCAGAAAGCGGAATGTTTGCAGACACAAAATCAGCAGCCCAAGCAATAGTTAAAATCCAAGCAGGGCAAGAAATTGGAATACCTCCTTTCGCTGCTATGACTGGCATTCACATTATTCAAGGCAAGCCGACCATTGGTGCTGGTCTTATTGCATCAAGATTAAAAGGTAGTGGCAAATATGACTATCGTGTTGTTGAAGCATCAGAAAAGGTTTGCAGCATAGATTTCTATCAAGGTAACACAAAGATAGGTAATAGCACATTCACTATTGAGGATGCAAGAAAAGCATTAACCAAGAACATTGATAAGTTTCCAAAGAATATGCTATTTGCAAGGGCTATCAGCAATGGTGTTAAGTGGTATTGCCCAGACATCTTTAGTGGACCAGTTTATGTGCCAGAAGAGATGCAAGTGGTAACTACTGAAGAGGCTACCCACATTGAAGTTGACACAACTATTGATGAGATAATTAATGACATTCAAGTGTGCGTTAGTTTAGATGAAATTAAAGCGGTATGGGGAAAGATTACCAAAGCGCAACGATTAGACCTACGAGTATTAGCAGCAAAGGATGAAATGAAAACTAAACTAACACCTAACACCGAAGCATAATGAAACTAACAATTTATCAAATCGAACAAAGCTATAACCAATTAGCAGAGGAATTAATCGAAAATGGTGGGGAATTAACCCCATCATTAGAAGAAGCACTTGCAATAACAGAAGATCAACTGCAAAACAAATCAGTTGCTTATTCGTTTGTAATAAAACAAATGGATGCTGATGTTGACATTATTGATGCTGAAATAAAACGATTGCAGGCAGCGAAGAAGCAACGTGAAAAAGCATCTGAATATCTAAAGGAGCGAATCAAACACGCAATGGACACATTCCAGATTGAAGAAATCAAAACACCATTGGTAAAGATTAACTTTCGCAAATCTGAATCAGTTGAGGTGGATGATGTCAACCAACTACCTGCTGCATTCAAGGTTGTAAAGGTTACTGAGCAAGCCGATAAAGCAGCAATTAAAGCAGCACTTAAAGATGGTGTTGAGGTTACTGGATGCAGTATTGCAACACATCGGAATTTGCAGATTAAGTAATTAATTTATATATTTGCATTGTTGTTTCGGTCTCACATTATAGAAACATAATAATATTGGCCCTTATAGAGGCGCAAGGAAGTGAGACCCCTTGCAAATCTTTAAGGGCTTTTTTAATTCTTATAACTATGAAAATATTTTTAGTAAAATCCCCAAGCGGGAAAATCCTTCCAACATGGGCCGAAACAATTTATCATGCAATCCAAAAAGCAATGGTAGTGGATGGCTTTAATTACAATCAAACCGAGTATAATAAACTAAACCCTAAAAAAAAATAACATGAAAACAGAAAAAGAATTTGTAAACAAACTTGAATTAAAATTTAAAAAGTATTTTGAAGTTCAAAGAGAAGTAGTAAGCAAGTGCAAGAAAAACAGAATTGATTTGCTTTTAACTATTGATGGCAAATATCACTTTGCAATTGAATGTAAAATACCCGACAAAAAAAGAGGCGAGGAAATAGGCAAGTACATTAAGCAAGCCGAAAGATACACAACCGCAGAGTGGGAATATAAACCAGGCGAATTTGTTAAAGCTATTGTTTTAATTTGCCCGCCTTTATCTTATAGCTATTTTATTTTAAATGATCAATCAACAATTATTGATGGAGTAGAATTGCACATCGATAGACATGAGGAGCTGCATGACCATCATTCTTTTAACGGTTTTCTTGGTGTGTTTAACATTGGTGAAGTGCGAAAAAAACCATTAGGCTATCAGTTTAGCATCAATAATAAACCAGTATTTGAGCATAAGATACATCCAAACGGTATTGATTACACAAATGTTCACATAGCCAATTATGAGTTTATGATGGATAAACTATGCAACCAATAACATTCAACTACTACGAAGCCGACATCAAACGTAGCACTCCATTAGGCAGTGTTACGCTTGAATATCTTATAAACGCGATTAGAACACCTAAAAAAGATATCCGCAATGTATTTGAGGAGATACGTATAGCAGAGGAAAAAAAAGACATGGCCAAAAAGCAAGCTTTAAAGTCAAAGCTATATTCATTTACTCCATGTGTGTATGTTAACGGGCCGCGTAAGTATTCCAATATTCAGCATTGGACTGGATTACTTGTTTTGGATTTCGACCATTTAGCAAGTGATGTGGCAGTTGAATTCAAAGAATATTTATTCAACGAATACAAATACATTATAACCGCGTGGCTATCCGCTTCGAGGCATGGTGTTCGCGCACTGGTTAAGATTCCGATTTGCACTTCAGTTGATGAATTTAAACAATACTATGCAGGCATCGAGAGACACCTTAACTGTTACAATGGGTTTGATACAGCACCAAAGAACTGCATCCTACCAATGTTTATCAGTTACGATGCCGACATCCTACACAGAAACGATGCGCAAACTTGGTCAACAAAGCATATTGAAATAGTGAGGCCCGCAGTTAAGCAGTATATTGTTGATGATAAAACTTCGGTTATTGAAAAGATAATTGCTAAACGTATTAATACCATAACCGATACTGGGCATATTATTTTAAGAGCAACTTCGTACTTGCTTGGTGGTTATGTTGGCGCAAATTATATTGATTATAATGATGCCATTTCACTTATTAATAATTTAATAGATTCGCAAAGTTACCTATCTAAAAAGCCAAGTATTTATAAAGCTACCGCAAAACAAATGGTGGATAAGGGTTTAAATTTTCCTACTTATCTATCTAAATAAATTTTGCAATTAAAAATATTTAGTTATATTTGCATCGCTTATTCAGTATGAAAACATTCAAAAATCCCATCATTTACACTGCCTAAAGTTACGACCGTAACAACTGGATAAGCCTTTGTATTTGATGGGTATTTTTATTATGAAAAACCAAAAAACAAAACAAGAAAGATTTGATTACTTTGCAGGATTAGCAATGCAAAGTTTTATTTCAAAAATGGAAGAAAGTTATAAAGATTTTGAAGAACTTGACATAGAAATTATATGTTTCGCTGCAAGAGAATTTGCTCAAGAAATGATAAAACAAATTGATGAAAATGAACAAATTTAAGAAACCCGAAAAGAACTCCATCTATAATCCTATAGATTGGTTTAACGAATTTGGAACGATGCAGCAAATATTTGAGGGCGATAAAAAATGTATTTCGTTTTCAGATACTGAAGCAACTTACCCCGTAAGTGATGCAAGTGATTTGTCTAAAAGCCCTAATTTTATTTTAAATAAAAACGGTAAGATTGACATTAAGAAGTCAAACCCATTTGATTTAGCAACAGGGCAAAGCTTCAGTAAATTTATATTGTTGACAACGGTTAAATTTAAAGGCGATTACTTTCAAGCAATGAGTCACGTTTCTTATAATATAATGCAAAACGAAATACCTTACATTCGCGTTGGCTCTGATTATTTTAAAGTAATTAAAAAAGATGACCGCTATTCAGGAACTAATGTAATTTTAAAGTCTTGGAAAAAAGATGAAATAAAAGAAGATCATACCAAAAATATACTTTGCAAAATTTATAAGTTTGATGACTTCACAATTATTCCTAATAATGTGACTTTTATTCCATCTAAAAATAACTGCTATAATTTGTATGCTAAATTCCCACATACGAAATATAGTGATACTGTTTACACAGATGACATCAGTGTAACACTTGGTTTGTTAAGTCACATCTTTGGTGAGCAGTTAGAATTAGGATTAAAGTACATGAAATTACTTTATGAGTATCCTTGTCAAATATTGCCAGTGCTTTCGTTAGTTTCAACTGAAAGAGAAACTGGTAAGACTACTTTTTTGAATTATATTCAGATGCTATTTGGTGAGAATTCGACACTTATCAATCCAAGTGACCTAATGAGTAGCTTTAATGATGCCTATGCAACGAAAAACATTATAATGATTGATGAAACCGTAATTGAAAAGCAACACGTTGTCGAAAAACTTAAATCCTTAGCAACTGCAAAAACTATTTCAGTATCGCAAAAGTTTGTTCAACATTATAGTGTGCCATTTTTTGGTAAAATTATTGTTTGCACAAATAAGGAAACCGATTTTATGCGAATAGATGACGAAGAGATACGCTTTTGGATTAGGAAAATTAATCCGATCGTTGGCAAAAAAAACACGAATATTGAAAATGATTTGTTTAACGAGATTCCTAAATTCCTTAAATATTTAGAACAATTGCCTGAAATAGATTTTTCAAATTCGCGTATGGTATTCACGCAGGAGGAAATACAAACAGAATCGCTGGAGCTTATCAAAAAAGAAAGTAAAAACGGATTAAGAAAAGAACTTGAAATATACATTGAAGACTTTTTTAACAATAATGATGTAAATCAGTTTGAAGCAACTGCTAAAGATATTAAAGAAAAGTGGTTTGAACATGATAGGGAAAAGATGTCTTACATTCTTAAAGTGCTTAAAAACGAAATGAAAATGACACCACAATCAAATAAGTATTATTTTCCATTTAATAGCAGTAATTACCTTGAAAAAAAGAAAGGCACTCCATTCCTATTTGTGAGGGAAAATACTCAAACCGTTCAAAATGAATCTTATAGCGATTATGAAAACAGACAACCATTTTAACAGTAAAGTATTTTCTAAAAGTCTTTTCTATATTAAACAATTGATTACTAATTATTTAGAAAAAAGTAGAAATAGAAAAGGCATTTGGCAAACTACTATAAAAAATTTTATCAATAATAATAATAGGAATAGTTTTAGCCATTTACCTCTCTCTTTTTTCTATTTTTATATAAAATATAGTAGTAGTAATGGTTATAGCTTAGAAAAGACTTAGAAAAGTTATTAGAAAAGACTTAGAAAAAAATTGAGTTTTCTATAAATTATAAATTAAATCAATATGAAAATTTACACAATCCCCGAATTCGAACTTTATTACCACAACGAATACAAACGGTCAAACATGAATCAAGCATTTTGGCAAACATTACCGATTGAGCGATTCAACCTCAACAAAAAGAAAGTTGTTAAGAAGCGAAAAGCGGAGCTCACGACAAACCATTTGGATTTGCCAGTGAACAACATCCTGCAGCATAAAGAAACCAAAGATGCTTTTAACACTAATAAGTTTACCGACCTTATTATTGCTTACCTTAAAGCAGTACACAGTTGCAATAGTGCAAGGCGCATAAGTAGTGAGGGCCGATATCGAAAGGGGATAGGTTACATTGCAGGATTAAACAAAGGTATGGAGGACATTCAATGTATTCTTAAAGGGAAACTTTTTGCAATCGAAGTCAAAAGTCCAAGTGACCGAATAGGCGAAGCGCAACTAAAGCGCAAGGCAGCACTTGAAGCCGATGGCGGGCATTACATTATTGCTACATCGTTTGAGCAGATGCAAACGGATTTATTGAGCATATTAAAATAATACTTATCTTTGTGCAATGAAAGTTTTATGGCATAGTGCGTTAAATTGCGATAAATATGGCAATAGGTAAAAAATCGGGTGGAGGTAGTCGAAAGGGCAGCCCCAACAAACTGACAAAATCAGTTAAAGAAGCGTTTGAAATTGCGTTTAGTGAATTACAGGAAGACAAGGAAGCTAAACTTACTAACTGGGCCAAAGAAAATCCAACCGAGTTTTACAAGTTGGCTGCTAAACTTATTCCAACATCTGTTAATGCTGATTTGACAAGCAAAGGTGAAGCAGTTAAAATGTGGCAAGTAGAATTTGTAGATGCTAAAAAGTAAAGTAAAAATTAACGAAGCATACCGCCCCGCACTTTTAAGCCAACATAGATACTTGGTATTGAAAGGCGGGGCGGGCTGATTGGATCTGGCAAATCCATAGCAGCAGTTCAAAAGATAATCCTGCGCATCACAACCGAGCAAGGTCATCGCATACTTTGCATTAGAAAGGTAGCAACCACCATTCGTAATAGTGTGTATCAGTTATTTGTCGATAAGCTATTAGAGTACGATATATTTAGCGAATTCACTATAAACAAAAGTGAGATGCGATTTACTCACAATCCAACAGGCAACGAAATATTATGTGCCGGTATGGATGACCCCGAAAAAATTAAATCAATTGCCGGTATCACATCTGTTTGGTGCGAGGAAGCAACAGAGCTTGATGAATTAGATTTCAATCAGTTGGAGTTAAGGGTGCGAGGCGAAACAAACAACTACAAACAGTTTATTATCACATTCAACCCCATTTCGGAGCAACACTGGATAAAGCGCAGATTCTTTGATGAACCTGATGCTGAAACCATGTTGATGAACACGACCTATAAAGACAATTCATTCCTCGATGCCGATTATATTCATCACTTAACCGAACGTGTTAAAGCTAACCCAAACCTGCACAAAGTTTATGTGCTTGGCGAATGGGGGAAAGTTGATTTTGGGGGTGAGTTTCTTAAAAGCTGGTCCACAATCAAACACACTGGCATTGTAACTTATGACCCATCCCTCGCCATTTGGCTTTCGTTTGATGAAAACGTAAACCCATATTTTCCTTGTGGCATCTTTCAAATTAGTGATGACAACGAGATAAGATTGATTGATTGCATTGCGTTAAAGAACCCCGACAACACAACCAAAGCAATGGGCAGGGCAATAATGCAACGGTTAAGACATTGGAAGCATAACGGCCATGTTTATGTTTGTGGCGATAGCACCAGCCAAAAGGATGACGTTAAACAAGAAAAGGGCTTTGACTTATTTCGCTTACTAATCAATGAATTAGATGAAGTTAAACCGATTCGCAGAGTGGCTAAATCAAATCCAAATGTGCGCCCAAGTGCTGACTTCTTTAATGCTATTTTAGGCTACAATGAGCAAGGCATTAGTTTTATAGCTGATGAAAGTTGCAGAGTTGCAATATTAGATTTTGAGAATACAAAGGAGGATAAAAACGGCAAGGTAGATAAGCGCACAGTAACCGATCCTGTGACAAAAGTAAGTTACCAGCCATTTGGCCATTTTTGTGTTATTGGTTCTACAATGATAAAAACTATTAACGGTGAAAAGCGAATAGATACCATTACAACTGAAGATAAGGTGCTAACAAGATGTGGATACAAAAAAGTTTTAGCAGTTCACAACAATGGGTTAAAATTAGTAAATAAATATAAGTTAAATAATATTGAAATCACTTGCACACCAGACCATAAAATATTTACTTACAACTTTGGATATATTGAGATACAAAAATTAGTAACATATTGGATACAACAAGATATATTTATTTGTATATTTGATGAAAATAAAAAAATATGCAAACAGAAATTATTGAGTATAATGGTGAACGATTTACACGTTACCCGCAATCAACAAACAGAACAGAACGCGTTTACTTTAGTGGATGGGTTAAAATCAATGGTAAACAATCAAAAAAAAGGCTTCATTGGTATAAGTATTTTATTGAAGTTGGCGAAATACCTAAAGGATTTCATATCCATCATATTGATGAAAACCCGCTTAATAATTCAATCGAAAATCTACAACCTATTTGCGGTAAAAAACATATTGGTGAACATGCCAAAAAAACACTGGAAACAAATCCAATACACAAAGCTAAATTTCATGCAGCAGGTATTGAGGCCGCAAAAGTTTGGCATAAATCAGATGCAGGCAGAGAGTGGCATAGTCAACTTGCATCAAGAAGAATGTCAGAACGCGAATACATTACAAAACAATGTTTGGTTTGCGAAAAGGAATATAAAACAAGGGCATTACAATCAGAAACAAAATTTTGTTCCAATAATTGCAAATCAGAATACAGACGTAGAAGCGGAGTTGATAACATTAAAGCACAATGTATTGTTTGCGGATGCGAGTTTGTTAAAAGTAAATATAATGCAAAAAAATGTTGTTCAAGAAAATGCTCAACAAGTTTACGACTTAACAGTTGACAGTTGTCATGAATACTTTGCTAATGGTGTTTTACTTCATAATTGCGACATAACAAGGTACTTAATTACATCGGTATTCGCCTCACAATATGCCCGCTTTCAAACAGGAATTATCAAACCGCTCGTTGTTGTGGGTAGAGATGCTGAATATAAATCAGCAAGTAGATTTTAGTTACATTTTTACATTATATCGAATAATTTATTATTATTTTGCACTATGGCACGATTCTTAAAAACCTCCGACTATCTTTCAATAATTCAAACGGTTGACCTCAATCAGATAACCGAGAACACCCCGCAAAACTTGTACGATAGCGAGGTTAAGGCCATAAGCAGAATGCGCACTAAATTGGTGCAGCGTTACATGGTTGACATCGAATTAGGCACAATGGATGCCTATTCAGCAACAACACATTACCGCACACGTGACAGAGTGATATTAGGCGAAGTAATCACACACGTTAATGACTTTAGCAGATGGGATAATAAAACCGAATACATTATAGGCAACATTGTAACAGATGACAATGGTTATGTTTACACAGCTATTGCAGCAAGCACAAACCAACCTTTGACATTAACTGCATACTGGTCTAAAATGATAAACATTGCAACAAGCAACGCAACCTATTGGACTGTTGGCGATAATCGTTACCCAATGTTTGTGGAGCTTGCAATGGACATGACATTGTATAACCTGCATGCACGTATAAACCCGCGTAACATACCCGATTTGAGAATAGAACGCAATAGAGAAGCACTTGACCAATTAGATGCGTGGGCAAGTGGCACAGATACCGCTGAGGTGTTAAACATCAATTCAACCGATAGCACTGGTTATTCTATACGCTACGGAAATAGTTTAGACAAACAAGATAATTTCTTTAAATAATGGCTTGGTATAACGATATATTTAACTTTAATAAACCACAACCGCAGAAAGCCAACATACGTAAGACTATTGACTTTGAGCAACAGTTACAACGTGTAAGGCAGGATGCGACAAAGTTTAACATTGCGTTACAGGCGGCTGAATCACCGATGTACCCAAACCGCTTTTTATTGATGCAAACCTATCAGCAAATAGTGTTAGATGGGCAAGTGCAATCGGCTATGTTGCAACGCAAATCAAAGATATTGAGCAAAAAGTTTATGGTTTATGGCCCGGATGGAGAATGTGATGAAGCCAAAACTGCATTGTTTAATCAAAAGTGGTTTTATGATTTTCAAAGTTTATCTTTAGATTCAATCTTTTGGGGTTTTAGTTGTGTGCAATTTGGCGCAATAATTAACGATAAGTATTCAAGTGTTGAACTTATACCGCGTATTTATGTAGTGCCTGAATTTAGTTTAGTTCGCACCAACACAGCAACCGTAACAGAGGGCAAAAGATTTGATGTGTCACCATATAACAACTGGTGTATAGGTGTTGGCGAAAAGAAAGATTTAGGATTAATGATGTATTTAGCACCATACGTTATTTGGAAGAAAAACGCAATGGCAGCGTGGGCGGAATTTGCTGAAGTGTTTGGCAGTCCGATACGTGTTGGTAAAACAGATGTGCGCGATGAATTGACACGCAAAAACATGGAGAATATGCTGCGCAATATGGGTGTGGCTTCGTGGGCGGTTTTAGATTTAAACGACAATATTGAATTGATGCAAGCGAGCCGCACCGATGCCTATGCAGTGTTTGATAAGATGGTAGAGCGTTGCAATTCAGAAATCAGCAAAATAATTTTAGGGCAAACAGGCACAACTGATGAAAAGTCTTATAGTGGTTCGGCTAATGTACATGAGGGTGTTGCTGCAATGATAGCAAAGCAAGACACGTTGAAAATGCAGTTTATCATTGAAGACCAGTTAGTGCCTATGATGATTAGAAATGGATTTGATTTAACAGGTTGCACATTTAAGTATGATGATAGCGAGAATCTTCCATTGATGGAGCAAGCAAAGATAGATGCTTCATTTATGCCATACGTTAAGTTTGAACACGAATATTTAGAGCATAAATACGGCATTGAATTAATGGATGAAATGGGTGTAGAGGAAGAAGAAGAAGAACCAACCGAAAACGAACCCAATATAGAAAACGAAAACGAAAGCGAAATAGAAAACGAAAACGAAAGCCAACTTGAAAACATTGCAAAACGATTAAGAAACATTTATAGCTAATGTGCGGCTACTGCGACATATTAAATATTGACAAGGAGGTTGACCCACCTACACCGTTTGATGAAAACGATTTTAATCGTATGTCGAATGATGTTTGGATTGGTGCGATTAATAACCAAGTGTTGCCAGAGGGAATTTATTTAAAGACTGCGAAATATTTAAGAGATGGCATTGATTTGGCACCAGTGGTTGATGAAATATTAGTTGCTGATTTAACGAATAACATTTACATATTTTCGGGTGCTAAAACATACCAACAAACAAGGGCAATGACTGCAATGTTAGCAGACCCCGAATTGCAATCAAACTTCTATAAGTTTAAAGAGGCAGTTAAACCGATGTTTACGCTATACAACGAAGACTATTTGCAAGCCGAATACCAAACTGCGAAAGCATCAGCACGTATGGCATCCGATTGGAAGCGTATTGAAGCAGATGCCGATGTATTGCCGTTGTTACAATACCAAACCGTTGGCGATGGCAGAGTAAGGCCAACACACCAAGCATTAGATAACATCATTCGCCCAATAAGCGACCCGTTCTGGAAACAATACTACCCCCCGAATGGGTGGCGTTGTCGTTGTACCGTAATACAACTATCAGAGGGGCAAGAAACTGATTTGAGCAAGTTTACACCGCCCGATGATGTGCCGCCATTGTTTCGTATGAACGCTGGCATTGATGGCTATGTGTTTAAGGAAAAGGGCAAAGATAAGCATCCTTACTTTGACATTGCAAAAGGTGACAAAGAAATGGCAAAAAAGAATTGGAATTTACCGATACCGCAAGCACCAAGACCTGCGCCTGCGATGCCGACACCCAATGCACCGACATTACCGCCACAACCAACACTTCCACCAGCACCAACAATATGAGCAAGAGCAATAAATTCGATTTAAAACAGGCAGAAAAGAAAGCGCGTAAAGCGATGGAAGCGGCTATTGTAGATGTTGGTAACACTGCAAAGGTGTTCTTTGTTGATTCGTTTAGGAAGCAAGGGTGGGATGACCAAAGTGTTCAGAAGTGGAAACCGAGAAAGCGCACAACGTATAAAACTAAAGGCGGTAAAACAGTTGATGACACAACAAGGGCTATATTAGTAAAAACTGGAGATTTAAGGAGGTCAATAATTCGTAATCCTGCAAACAGAGCAGCGTTAACTATTAAGATTTCAACTGATTTGGTTTATGCTGCGCGACATAACAATGGTTTAAAAAATATGCCCAAGCGTCAATTTATGGGCGATTCTTACAACTTGAATGAGAAAGTAAAAGCAGTTATTGTTAAACGATTAGATAACATTTTTAAGTAATGCAGTTAGCAATATATAATCAATTAAAGGCACGTATCAGCACACTTCAATCATTGAAGTATGTTGCACTATGGAACAACCAATTTGAGCGCGAGGATGTGAATATACCATTTAATTATCCTTGTTGTTTTATTGAGTTTCCATCTGCCGACTATATTGAAAACTTGCAAGGGCAACAACAAGGCACAATGTCAATAGCTTTGCATTTAGGTTTTGAAAGCTATAAGACAGAAGACACCGATATATTGCAACTAAAACAAGACCTAAATGCTTTGATACATGGGTGGTCTACACCTTATAACAGTAGATTCCTGCGCAGAAGTGAAATTCAATCGGCAGACCATACCAACGTACAAGAGTTTATTATTACTTACACAATGCAAGGCTTTGACTATTCAGCAATGGATGGGCCAACAACAGAGGTGTTAGTTACAACATTGGTTACAAACAACAGCCCACAATTAGACAACGCAATTATTCGCACTGGATTTATTCCTGAATCAATAGCGTTAACGAGTGAATTAGGTTACGAATTATTAACAGAAACAGGTTATACACTTATAATACAACAATAAAATGGCAGAGCAAAAAATTTCCGAGTTACCAGCAGCAGGCGCAATTACAGGAACTGAAAAAGTAATAGTAAATCAAAATGCAGTTACATCAATAACAACTGTTAATGCTATTGTTGGTTATACAACTGCAACAGGTGCAACAGGATCGTTTACTACCGCTAATGGCAAAACAGTTACCGTAGTTAAAGGACTTATAACATCAATTGTATAATGGCCCGCACAGTAGCACAAATCAAACAAAGTATGTTGGATGCAAAGAATGCAGACCCAACATTGTCGGCATTGACCTCAACAAGTCAAACTGCCAAATGGAATCTATATTATTTTATCGTAGCAAGTTGCATAGCTATTTTTGAGCAGTTGCAAGACCTATTTAAAACAGATTTAGAAGCCATCGCAAGCACAGCAGCACCAAGCACACCGCAATGGACACGTAACAAAGTTTTAAAGTATCAAAAAGGCGATGTTGCTCAATTGAACACAACAACATTTACTGTTGAATACCCAACCATTAACACTACTAATCAAATATTGACAAGGTGTGCAGTTATTACAGCCCCAAATAGAACGGTGTTAATTAAGGTTGCTAAATCAGACCCACCTGTGCCAGTTTCAGTTGGTGAATTAGCCGAGCTTCAAAGTTACATTGAAACATTTAATCCTGCGGGCATTGCATTCACTTTAATCAATGAGAATAGCGATAAGATGGAAGTGGCAGCAACTATTTATTATAATGGTCAATATTCAGCAGTAATAAGCACAAACGTAGTAGCAGCATTAAACAATTATATGGCTACCTTACCATTTAATGGTGTTATAAGCACACAGGCAGTTGTTGATGCTATACAAGCGGTTGAGGGTGTTAATTCGGTATCATTAACACGTATATTAGTAAGAAAACATACGGTTGCTTATGGTGCAGGTGTGACATTGTATAATCTTTCAACTGGTGTTGATAGTGTGCAATATCAAACTATTGCGGGCTATGTAGCACAAGAAACAACTGCAACACATACCTTTGCAGACACATTATCTTATATTGTACAATAATGAGTAGCATCATAAATACGGATACATTTGCAGTCAACTTCTTACCACCAAAGAAGCGGCTGCCGATTTACAAATCTTGGACTAAAACACTTGTAAAACCATTGCAAGTGCTATACAATACAATGTTTGGCACGTTTAAAGATGGGAATGCAGCAGCATTGTATAGCGGTGCAACTGCCTACGCGGTAGGTAACCAAGTGAAATACACAGACAAAGCAGTGTATCAATGTTGGGTTGCAAGCACTGGCAACCTACCAACAAACACAAACTATTGGTTTAAGATTCAAGACAATTTTGTAGGCATCGAGCCGCGTTGTAAATACAATGCACAACACATCTTATTTGAATGGGCATTAAATGAATGGTTTGGAACTACGTTTGTAAATGTGCCGGGTAGTAGTGATATATTTATAAGCGGTTCGGGTGCAAGTTTGGGCGCGTTTTATGTTGGCATATCACCAACTGAAAGCAGTTATGTAGTTTATGACGAACCCGAAGCAACAGCGTACATACAAGCATTAGATTTAACAACTGCGGGTATATCATTTACTATTAATGTACCTATTGGAGTGGCTAATGCGTTAACAATACCACCTGCAACAGATATTGCACCGAATATTAGCGCAAACAATGAAAATATAATTAGGCAAATTGCCGACCTGTATAATTATGCAGGCATAACTTACAATGTAATTACATACTAATGAAAAAAATAAAAACAACAGACATCATTGCTGGCAGTGCAATGCCATTAAAATCGGGCAGTTTAAATCATTTGCAATCAGCTAACCAAGAGGGTATATTTAGTTTGGCGCAAAGCGAATTATTTCAAAGAACGGGAGTAAGCGCAGGATATGCAAACCCGCAAGCACTTTATGGTCTTTCTTACACTGTATCTGGTTCAACTTGGTCAATTGAAAGCGGTTGTTTAGTATTTGGAACTGAAATGTATTTGTGTGATGCAACTTTAGGAATTGTTTTAGGTACTGGTCAGGTAGTAGTAGGCACAATTACAACTACTTACTTAACTGCAACTAATGCCGACCCTGTTATATTTAGTGATTCAACATCAAACAATGTTCACGAAATACGTAAAATAGTATGGAGTGCTGGTGCAAGCGGAAGCGGAAGTTTTGACTTTGTAAATATGCAATATTTAGGCAGATGGATTGAACAAACATACAGCGCAGGAGATTTAACAGCCGCAACTGGCTTATGGACTATTCCTGCAGGTGCAGCAGATTTTAAAGTTAAAACACAACGTAGAGGCAGTACAATGATTGTTGATTTTTATATAAATAATTCAACATTATCAGCAAACCCCGCTTATTTATCACTTTTATTAAATTCAGCAGATAGAATTAAAAGCACATTTAGAAATATATGTTACTTTGAAAACCCATCAGCATTAACAGCAAAAGGAGCATGTAAAGTTGAGGCAGTTTCAGGAACAAGGGAGTTAAGATTTACGCCAATGATTGTAGGAACATGGATAGCAGACACGGCATCAGTAGATGTGTGGGGTCAAATAACAATTGAAATGGATTGCAATCAAAGTTAATCTAAAACCTATTCTTTCCATAATGCTCTGATAATATTTCTTTGAGCAGATAAGATTCTTTGGTGCCAGTACGTTCTACTTCATCAAAGAATTTCTTTTTTAATTCGCCTGTTAAGTGAGCAGTTACGCGAGCTTTTGCGGCTTGTTTTTTCTCTGCTATATCGTTTTTTGGATTCGCCATTGTCAAATATTAGTTACTAAACACCACAAAATTAGTAACTTATTTGAATTGAAGTGCAAATATGTAACCATTTTTGTACAATGAAAATCACGAACATATCAAACGAGGTTGCCACAATGCTTATCTATAAGCATATTGGCAATATTGATGGTATGGATAATGGCATCAACGGTGCTTTTATCGCAGAGGATATTCAATACATTAACGATAACTATTCGGATCAAGTTAAGTGCATTAACATTCGTATCAATTCAATTGGTGGAAGTGTTGCCGATGGGCTTTCAATCGTTAGTGCTATACTTAATAGCGCTATACCTGTAAACACTTATATTGATGGCATGGCTTATTCAATGGCTGGTGTAATTGCTATTTGTGGCCAAAAGAAATACATGGCCGATTATGGCACATTTATGATGCACAACGCTAACGGTGGGAGTGATGAAGAAGTGTTGAATTTAATTACAAATAGTTTAGCAAAAATATTTGAACGCAATACAAATCTAACATTAGATAAGTGCAAAGATTTGATGGCAAAAGAAACGTGGATGACTGCCGAAGAATGTATGAGTTTAGGCATAGTTGATGAAATTATTGAAACAAAGAAAATGAAGCCTGCAATGAACGCAACTGTGCGTGAGTTACATGCTATATACAATAAAGTAATAATTAAAACAGAAACCAAAATGAATAAATTAACTGATTTATTAAAGCTATCTAACGAGGCAAGTGAAGATGCCATCGTTGAAGCGGTTAACGCTAAAGATGCACGTATTGCTGAATTAGAAGCAAGCATCGAAGCACAGAGCAACGAATTACAAGCATTGAAAGATGCTAACAACGAAGCGGTACAAGCAGCGAAAGTTGAACTTGTTGAAAACGCAATAAAAGAGGGTAAAATTGCTGATGCAAGTAAAGAAATTTATTTGACTTCTAACAAATCAAACGATGAATTAAAAGATGTGTTTAGCAAGTTAACACCTGCTTACACTCCCATCTTTGAAAACAAAGCAAACACACCAGCAGCAGTTGCAGGTCGTGAGTCTTGGACATTCAACGATTGGTCAAAGAATGACCCTAAAGGTTTAGCAGAAATGAGAGTAAACGATGCAGCATCATTTGAGGCATTGATTAACAACTTGCCTGCTAACTTGTCACCAAACTACAACCCATCAACAGATAAAAAATTCTAATTATGGAAGCAATTTGGAACGCAAACCCAACGGTTAACATGCTATATTGTTTTGAGGATGGCAACTGCTTTATCAAACATAGTGAGGCAGCAAGTTATGCGCAGTCAACCAATAATGCTTATGTAGTTAAAGTAAGAGAAACAGAAACAGAAATAGAAAACAAACCAATAAAAACAAATAAAAAATAATGGCAACAATCAACAACCCATTTGGCGCAGCAGGCACGTTAACGATTGCTGCCACAGGCACAACTGCCGCAACAATTAGCAACAACGAAACCGTTGTTACATCGTTAACTACCTTAACTGGTAACGCAACACTTGACTTAACGCTTTCAAGCGAATTAAAAGCGGGTGCAGCATTACATATTAAAGTAAAAACAACCGCAACTGAAACCTTTACTTTTGGAACAGGCATTGATGCCCCAACAGTTACAGGAGCAGCAGGTAAAACATGGTGTCAATCATTTTGGTATGATGGAACTGTATTTTTACCATCTGGCGCAAAAATTCAAATAGATTAATTATTCACGTAAAAACACAAAAACAAAATGGCATTAATAAAAGAAATTTGGGTATCAGATGTACAAGAAGCATTAAATAGAAATGCTGACTTTTTACCATACTCAGTCGATCATTCAGCGTATATCGCATTTGGAACAGTACACGTTCCACAATCAGGTTCAAACCCAACGGTAGTTAAGAATCCTGCAACTTTCCCTCTTTCAATCAACGAAAGAACAGATACTGACCGCACTTATTCATTAAATCAATTTGCTTTAGAGCCTGTATTGATTACTAACTTGGATGAATTGCAAATCAGTTATGACAAGCGTCAAAGCGTTTTAGGTCAACAAATCACCACACTTACACAACGTATTGGTGATGAGGTTGCTATCTCTTGGTCTGCAACAGGTGCAGCTAACATCGTATCAACAACAGGTTCAGCAGTTGCTACATCATTAGCACCGGGTGCAACTGGTACTCGTAAGGCCGTTACTTTAGCTGACATCGCTTCATTAGCAAACAAGTTAGACAAGGACAATGTGCCAAGACAAAACAGAAAGTTGTTAATGTCAACTGATATGTTTTGGGAGTTATTCCAAATCAGTGATGTAATTAGAGCATCTTACAATGGTTTCCAAAACCAACCTAACGTATTAGCAAACGGTATCGTTGCAATGCTTTACGGATTTGAAATCATGATGCGCCCAGTGGTATCAGTTTACGCTAATTCAGCAACAAGCCCAAAGGCTTTCGGTGCTGCTACTGCAACAACTGACAACCTTGCTTGCATCGCTTTCCATTCTACAACTGTTGCACGTGCATTAGGTAGCATGACACCTTTGTATGATAGTGGTTCAAACGGTAACGGTAAGCCAGAGTATTTAGGTTCAATCTTCAACATGGAAGTAATGTTAGGTTCTGCAATTTTAAGAGCTGATATGAAAGGTGTTGCTGCTTTGGTTCAAACTTGGGTATCTTAATATTAAATAAATTATAAACTAAAGAGGCCTACCCGCTATAATGTAGGTAGGCCTTTTTTAATACTAAAAAATAAATGGCATTACCAAATATAAACTTTGTCAAAAGCACAAGCGGTTTAGGTAGAGCATTACCCGGAACTGATTACATTTCGGGTTATGCACATTACTATCCAAGTGGTGGCACATTACCAACTGGCTTTACTTCAAGCGACAGAATCAAAAAAATATTTTCAGTTGCAGATGCTGAGAATTTAGGAATAACTAATACATCATTAGGGGCAACTGCTTCTACTGCAACTGATACAATTACAACTAAATTTGCTGCCGGAGATACTTTTAAAATTACTTGCAATACAATAGATGGGGTAAGAGCAGGAGTGCCAATTACTTTGTGCAACTTTACTGCTGTAACTGCTGATGCTGTAAGTATTACAACAAGCGCGGATAGAATAAGTTTAGAAATAAACGCGGGAACACAAACACATGGTTTTAGTGCTTCAAATGCAGCTGGTGTTGTGACTATTGTAGCACCAAAAAATCAAGGTATATTTTTAAATTCTCCAAGCACACCTTACGTTGTTACCAAAACAGGTGCAGTTGCTCACACATTAGTTCAAAATGTTGTGGCAGGTGTTGCATCATGGATTGATACCTTATACTACCACATTAGCGAGTATTTTAGAATACAACCTAAAGGCGAATTGTACGTTGGTCTATACGAAGAAGAAGCAAGCACATACACATTTGCAGCGTTAACATTGATGCAGAGTTATGCAGTAGGTGCTATTAAGCAAATGGCAGTGTTTGAAAAGAACGTAGCGTTTACATCAGCGCAATGCGCGGCATTGCAAGCTATTGCAACGGCAAACGAAGCAGTTTACAAACCGATGCAAATAATGTTAAATGCTGAAATCAGCGCAACAGGAAGCGTTGCTACATTAGCAGATTTGTCAACCTCAACTGCCCCAAATGTAAGCGTATGTATTGCACAGGATGGCGCAAACGATGGCGATTACATCTACAAAGCAACTGGCAAATCAGTTGGTGCGATTGGTGCAATGTTAGGCGCGGTTTCTTTAGCAGTTGTAAGCGAATCAATCGGATGGGTAAGCAAGTTTAATATGGCATTAGGAAGCGAATTAGACACTATCGCATTCAGCAATGGTCAATTATATACTGCGCTTGCTGATAGTCAATTTGAGAGCTTGAATAACTACTCTTATATTTTCTTACGCAAGTTAACAAGCATCACAGGATCGTATTGGAGTGATAGCAAAACAACTGTTACACCAACAAGCGATTATTCAACAATCGAAAACAATCGTGTTTACCAAAAAATTACACGTGTAGTTAGAGCAAATATGTTACCTGCATTAAGTTCACCATTAAGAGTGAATGCAGATGGCACTTTGACCGCAGGCACAATAGGTTATTTTGAAACATTGGCAAATAATCCATTAGTGCAAATGGAAGCCGATGGCGAATTATCAGCACATAAAATTATTATTAACCCCGCCCAAGATGTACTTGCTACCTCAACGCTCGAATTGACATTGCAGAATGTTCCATTAGGTGTTGCGCGTATCATTAAAGTAAATGTTGGCTTCGTAAAATCAGTATAAAACATGGCAGCAAATGGACTACCGTTAATTAACGGAAAAGCGTATGAGTTCGCAGATATTACTTGCATCATACTTGGAACACCAATCATAGGTGTAACCGCAATCGAATATGGCGAGGAGGATGCAACCGAAAACATCTACGCAACAGGTCGTTATCCTGTTGCACGTGGTTACGGTCAAATCACACCAAGCGCAAAGGTTACAATATTAATGAATGAGGTAATGAATATTGTATCGGCCGCCCCAAATGGTCGCATACAAGACATACCAGAGTTTGACATTGTTGTAACATTTACAGATGCTAATTTGATTCCTGTTGTGCATAAAATTCGCAATTGCAGATTTATGAAAAACATGATTGCTTCAGCAACTGGCGATACTTCAATACCAATGGAATTAGATTTAATTGTTTCACATATCGAATTTGTTTAGTAAATTTGTGCAAACCAAATCAAAAAACAAATGACAAATATTGAAGAATTAAAATCAAAGTATGCGGGTGTTGAAATATACACATTGACTGTATTAAACAGACAAGGCGCACCTATAACGATTCACTTGCGTGAAATGGATAGGATTGCTTACAAAACCGTAAGCGCGTTAATTGCTAAAGATGAATTAATGGGTGTAGAATCGTTTTTAAGAACACTTTGTGTTGAGGGCGATGTGAATGCTATTATCAGTGATTTTAAAGCATTACGTAGCGCAGCACGTACAATTTTGCCGATGTTAGAAACCGAAGCGGGTGAACTAAAAAAAAATTAGATTCGGCAAAGAAGTTATTTGAAACGGATGAGTTTGCGCGTCAAAATGCACTCATCCGTTTTTATTATCAAACAGACCCAAACCAAATGAATGATGAACAATGGGCAGAAGCTATTGAGAGCATTATGTGGGTATTAAAGTTTAACGGTACAATTCAAGACAAGAAGTAATGGCAAATAATAGTGTTGAATACATATTATCCTTAAAAGATAAGTTTAGCAGTGGCATACGTTCAGCAACGAATGAAACTGAAAAACTAAATAAATCTGTTAACCAAACCCAAAACAGTTTAAATGGGATGGGTGGAATGATTGCAGGACTTGGGGCAACTATTGGAGCAACTGCACTTGCAAATGAAATGTTAAATGTAGGTAGTACATTTGAATCAGCCGAAATAGGATTAAAAACATTATTAGGTTCAGCAGAGGCAGCAAGCAAAGTATTCAATCAATTAAAACAGGATGCTACACAAAGTCCTTTTGATTTTGAAACATTAGTAATGGGAAATCGTGCATTAATAAGTGCAGGATTATCAGCAGAAAAAGCAAGGGAGGATTTTAGCAATTTATCAAATGCAATAGCAGCAACAGGTGGCGGTAATCCTGAATTACAACGTATGGTTGTAAATATGCAACAGATAAAAAACTTGGGAAAAGCAAGTGCATTAGATGTTAAGCAGTTTGCTTATGCAGGTATTAATATGTATTCTTTGCTTAATGATTATGCAACTAAATACAATCTGACATTAGACAAAGAAAATATTACCTATGAGCAACTATCAGCAGCATTAAAAAATGCAGCTTCAGAGGGAGGAATGTATTTTAATGGATTAAGCAATTTAGCAAATTCAACAAGTGGAAAATTAAGCAACTTAAAGGATTCATTTAAAAATACTTTGTATGAAGTATTTGTGGCATTAAAGCCAGTTATTGATGAAGTAGTAGTTGGTATTACTAAATTTTTTGAATTAATAAAAAGCGGCATTAATTTTATTAAAGAAAATGAAACTGTATTTGGAATTATAGGAAGTGTTTTATTAGGTATTGCAACTGCAATGGGAATAGTTAAAGCACAAATAATATTAGCTACAATTGCGCAATGGGCCTTAAACACTGCAACAGCCGTATTTGATGCTTTAAGTGGCAATTGGGTGGCTTTGGCAGCAGGCGCAGGAGCATTAGCAGCAGGAATTTATATGGCTGCAAATGCGCAAGAATCATTAAATAGTGAATTAAGTAAAAAAACAACTGCAACTGCAAAAGCACTTGACCCAATGGGAAAAGGCAAAGGTTTTAATGCAGGCAAAACTGATTCAACATCACCTAAAGCTAAAGGTGGCACAGGTACAAACATAGTTGAAAGTAGAGGTGTGCAAAACTTTAATATATCAATTAAAGAATTTGGTGCGGTTACACTTAACACAACAAACATTAAAGAGGGTGCAAATCAAATCAAAGAACAAGTGGCGCAAGCATTGATTGAGGCGGTTAATGATTTCCAACTAATGGCTACAAAATAATGAAAGCAATAGAAATAAAAATAGATAAATTAATAACTAATCCAATTAATATTAATAAGGTGGATTTGATAAAAAGCAAGGAAAAATTAATTGCTGAAATTAACGCTAAGTTTATTGATATTGTTTTAGCAACAAAATAAAGATATGAGTTTACAATTTATAATACCAACACCAGCGCAGAAGCAAAATGTAAGAACATTATCAAAGGGCTTCGGGCTTCCATTGGTGCAACGTGCTTTAATAGCTGCGAATAACTTTAATATTAAAACAGATACACCCGATGGAACTTCATTGTATGGCACACCGATGTATGGCACACTGTTTATTGAAAGGCCCGAATATACAACATTTGAATACAATGATTTTACAAACGAGTATGTTGAAACACCAAATCCATTAGCAAGCAATAAATCATTTGGTACTTTAAATGTTGCACCGGGCATCAAAACAGGGGGCGCACAAGGTTTATTCTTAAACGGTGTTATCATTGATGCAACGGTAAACAAAACAATCGTTAAAACAGAGGTAGTTGATTTAAAAGGCACAGTTAAAGAATACATTGGCGAAAGTGATTTAACGATAACCATTCGCGGTTATGTGGCATCACAAAATCCTGATGAATACCCCGATGACGATGCGAGATTGATTAAATCGTATTCAAGTGCGCCAGTATCACTAAAGGTTACAAGTGATTTTTTAAACAATATACTTGGTGTTAGTCAAATAGTAATTGAAAGCTGCCAAATGTCGCAGCAACAAGGGCTTCGCAATGTGCAATATTTTCAGTTGAATTGTGTTAGCGATATAGATTATACAATTTCTAAAACGACTAAAGATGTTTAGAATTGTTTGCCGCGTAATAATAGAGCAACAAGGCGATGGACGAAGTGATACCTTTACATTCGCATCTGTTAGCAAAGTTAGTGTTAGCAGGTCATACGATAAGCAAACACAAACGGCATCGGTTGTATTACCGCGCAATGTGCAATACAATAAAAAAAACATTTACGAGGGTGCAAATGCTATAATGCGCAGAGGCGATAAGATTAAAATTATTGCTGCATATTTTCCAAACGAAACGGTAATATTTCAAGGTTACATTTCAAAGATAAACAACAACGTGCCTGTTGAAATATTGTGCGAGGATGAAATGTTTTTGTTAAAGCAAGCTATTGCACCGAATTTAACTTATAAGACAGTTAATTTGCGCACGTTTATTGCTAAGATGCTGGAAAACACATCGACACCATTTAAAGCCATTAACGCTGAATTAGGTCAAATCAGATTACAAGAAGCAAGTGTTGGAAAAATTCTGCAAGTGTTGCGCGATCAATATGGTTTGTATTCGTTTTTTAAAAACGGAGTGCTTCGTGTTGGATTACCATTTTATAAAGAGGAGGCAATGAAAGCGGTGTTTTTATTTGAAAAAATGGTTAAGGAGGGCATGGGTTTGACATACTTAAAAAAAGATGATGTTAAGGTGCAAATCAAAGGCATACTAATTAAAAACAATCAGCGCGAAGAATTTATATATGGTGACCCATCGGGTGACATTCGCACTGTATTTCAGTTAGGTGGCACAAAAGCCGATTTAGATTTAAAGTGCAATTCGTTTTTAGAGCAAGCAAACTACACTGGTTATTATGGAAGTTTTAAAACTTTTTTAGAACCATTAGTTGTGCCGGGCGATTATGCAGTTGTTGATAGTTGGAAGTATCCAGAGCGTAAAGGTAAATACTTAATCAAATCAGTTACAACAGAGGTAAGTGTTACCGATGGCGGTAAGCAAACAATTGAATTAGAACGTAGAATAGCATAATATGAGCGTACAAGTAACAGATATAAGACAAGCGATTCAATCTTTAAGCGGCTTAAATGACCTGCAATATGAGGGTGTGGTGTGCAATGTGAGCGACATTGATTTGGCTACGTTCACTTGCACTTGCACCCCGATAGATGGCAGTGCGGAGTTTTACGAGGTGCTATTGAATGCCGATGCTGATAAGGGTTTTACATTGATACCTGCAAATGGTAGTTTAGTAATTATACAACAAACATCGCAAGCAAATGCTTATGTGACTATGGTAAGCAAGGTTGACCAAGTTTATTTGGCTGGCGATGCGAATGGTGGGTTGGTTAAGGTGCAAGTGTTGAACGCTGCATTGAATAACTTACAAACCGAAATTAATACGTTGAAAATAGCAATAACGGCACTTATGGCAGGTTATGCTCCTATTGATGGAGGTGTGGCACTATCAACATTTACTTCACTTGTATTACCACAAATAAACATTTCACAAATAGAAAACACAACTGTAAAACATGGCAACGGCTAAAGATTTTCTGCAAAATAGCGATGGAGATGCGCTAATAGTTAACAACGATTTTGTTATTGGTGCCAGTGATGAAGACCATATTGTTGACATTATTAATTCTGCGCAAGGCGATTGGAAAGAATACATTTTGTGCGGTGTTGGGATTGATAATTACTTGAATAGCAGTGGTTCACAATTACAATTGAAAAAACAAATATTATTACAATTAGCACAGGATGGATTCAGTTCGATAACGGTTAACTTCAGCGATAATAATAGTTCAAACTTCGATGTCGATGCAATACGTAGTTAAGGCAGGGCAAGGTATTTATGATGTTGCTATTCAGTTGTATGGCGATGCTCAATATTCGGTTAAGCTATGCACTGATAATGATTTGACAATAACCGATTCAATAGAGGGGCTTACATTAACTTATGATGACACAATAAGGCGCAATGTTGTTTCCGCTGCAATAAAGCAACAGAACACACCACAACAACCCGACAATAGTTATTTTATTAAACAAACACAATCGGTTTATGATTTGGCTTTGCAGTTTGGTTATGGTCTTAACAGAGTTGCCGAATTTTGTCAACTTACTGGATTAGATATTACTTCAACGGATGTTGGAACACAAATAATTCAAGTTACTAAAATACCAAATAATATACCATTTGGTAGTATATTTGCAACTCAATCCGAAAGCGAAGCGCCAGAAATTCCTTACTTTATTTTATTAGAAGATGGATTTTATTTGTTGCAAGAAGACGGATCTAAAATAATATTATAATGGCAGATTTAAAAATAAGTGCATTAACAAGTGCTGGTGCATTAGCAGGCACAGAACCATTGCCTATTGTGCAAGGTGGTTCAACTAAAAAAACAACCGCGCAGGATATAGCTAATTTAAAAGCAACACCAAACCTCCAACAAGTAACAACTGCTGGTGCTACAACAACAGTAGGTGTAACTGTTGACAATGGAACTGAAAGCGTTGTAATTAAGCACGACCAAATAAAGATAGTAAACGCATCAGGAGCGGAGGCAGTAATACTCTCACCAACACTTGCAACAACAACCAATTTTAGAATTCCTAATAAAGCAACAAGCCCGCAAACCTTTGCGATGTTGAGTGATATTACAAGTGGTGGTGTTGCATCAGTTAGCGCAGGCACAAATATATCGGTTACCGGTACATCAACAAACCCAATTATTAACTCGTTAGCGGATAGATATTCAACCACATCGGTAACAAGCAACACAATCAGTAACGGTCCTAAAACATTCACAGTTGATGCTAATTTAGCTTACATTCCTTTACAAGAGGTGTTGATAGTTTATAACGCAAGCAACCATATGCACGCAACGGTTACAAGCTATTCAGGCACTACACTTGTTGTTGATGTGAAAAGCCATACGGGTGGCAGCACTTATATATCGTGGGTAATCAATCTCGATGGTGTGCCAGTTGATGCGATTACGGGTGTTGGAACTGCTAATCAAATAGCTTACTTTACAAGCGGTCAAGTTATAGCTTCGTTAGATACTGCAACCTATCCGAGTTTAACGGAATTAAGTTATGTTAAGGGTGCAACAAGTGCTATTCAAACGCAATTGAACGCTAAAAAAGACACCGTAGCGTTTGCAGTTATGGGAACAATCATATCCTTGCCATCAGACAGCACAAGTTATCATTTTGGAATACAGCCTTGGACACCTAACACAACAGCAGCATTTAGAGGTTTTAAATTTACCGATGCAGGTACAGTTGAAAAGGTTTCAATGGCATTATCTCAAACAATAAATGGGAGCAATCAAACAGTAAATATTTACCTTAGAAATGTAACCACATCAACAGACTATTCAATTGGAACTTTCACTTCTGATTTCGGTGCTAACTCTACATTAAAAACATTGTTTAGCGGGTTGTCAATAGCGGTAAACACAACCGATGATTGGACTGTTAAAATACTAACTCCCGCATGGACAACAAACCCAACAGATTGGGTATTTGGGGGTATAATTTCAGTAACAAAATAGAAAGCATGACTATAAAATTCAAACAACAAGGTGATGGTCGCAAATCGTGGATAGTTGATGGAGAATTAATCTACGATAGCCCTACAAACAAGTATCATAACGAAATGATGCAAGAAATATTAACAGATAAAAACTATTTGTCAATCGGTGAGGTATCAATGTGGATTAATGATGTGGAATTTGGTGCAGAAGCACAAAGTATTATTGATTGGTGGATTAATACTTGCAAGTTAGTGGCTAATTATGTAGCTTTGAATCCAAATGAAGAAACCGCAGCAGAATTTTTAGCAACCTTACCAACATATCCTTTATGATACATTCCCACCACCCCGACAATAGCATTTTAGTCATCATTACATCGGTCATCATTCAAGCAGGAGTATGGACTTCGGATTGGTTTGGCAATATGAATTTAGTTGGCATTTATGACACTATTTATGACTTCGCTAAACTTGGTGCATTAGTAGTTTCGATGTGGGCATCTTATCGTGTTGCAAAAAAAAACAAGAATGACTAAGGAAATGGTATTGCTTATCGCACTATTATCAATAGTAATAATTGGTATTGTATATTGGTATTACGTGCAAGAACGTGAATATAAATCGTTGATAGAAAGGTTGAAACAAGTGCCTATGGTTTGTGCGATATTAGTTTTTTTGGGGATGGATGATAAATAACAAAGCCCTCACATTTCTGCAAGGGCTATGAATCTAATAACTTAACTAACATTGAACGGGGCAAAGATAGTAAAAATTATTACTTCCAAACACCATTAACAAATATAAAATCTCTTACAGTTCCCTCTTTATATTTATTAGCTATTCGCCTTTCATTAATCCAATAAAAACAACTGTAATAAGTTTTAGATTCAAATAAATCATCATTTGAACCTAAACAAAATACCATACAATTATTATTGCCCTCTTTTAAAGCACCCACATAAATTGCAGGAGCATCATACATTCCAAACAAGGTAGTATTATCATTAGGCATCATTGTTTGATTATTTATAATAAATGATTTTGTTGTATCAATAAAATCATTTTCGTTTTCGTTGCTGTCTAAAATAATACCTAATCCACCATTTTCTGAATAAATTATTTTTTCCATTTCTTTAAATTAAAAAACCTCAACAATAGCGAGTAGGAGGTCGCTAAAGTCAAGGCTTTTGTTAAAATTTCGTTTCGTTGCTCCTACACAACGCTGCAAATGTAATAATTTATTTCAATCCCACAACAAGCCAAAGAATAAACATAGCCCCACCAACACACCACGCTGCTATCTTACCTTTGCGTTGTTGTTTCGTTTCTTGTTTGCTAATTACTAACAACGTGCTATCCGTTACATTCTCCGCTTTGTAAGCAACTATTAAACTATCCTTAATGCTACTCCCATCAGCGCAAAGTTGAAACGCATTAAACAACGCAGCATAACTTGAATCTTTAACATTGATTATTTCATCGCACAACACGAAGACTGTATCACACTCTTTTGGTAGCGTATTACGTAGTTTCTTCATCAAAGCTATGTTAGTGTTGGTTAATGATAATTCACGTTGTCTAATGCTATCTTTTGCGTTATTCGCAGTTTGCAGTCTTCGGTTGGCTGCTTCAAGTTGGTTGAGTAGAATTGCCTGCTCAATACCAAACTGCTTTTTAATCAGTTCTGCTTCTGCTTTGTAATCAAATGGGATTACTTTCG